GTCCAGGCACCACGGAAAACTGACCCGACGGGGAAGCCATATCAGCCATTTCAGCACCACGCCTGACACCGCCTGAATAGCCCATTCCTTTCGCAACATCGCTAAAGGGGCGACCCATCATATGGTCGCCACCGGACATACCGCCTCCCTGATGGGTTGGACCCATGTTATACTGGGCGGTGTCATTCTTGATGTTCGCATAATCGTAAAGGCGCTGCGACCTCGCCAAATCACGATTGTAAGTAGTATCGTAGGAAGTCATCTATATTGCTTTATAATAATTCAAGAGATAAAATTATTATAAAATTGTCGCTAAATGAATCGCAATGTTTTTTACATACAAGTCAAATGCTTCTTTACACGTCCACCGGACATACCACCGCCGGAAGTGCCTCCGCCGGAAGTGCCTCCACCACTGGTGCCGCCACCACTGGTGCCGTAGCCGAATGCGCCGAGTGCCTGTTGAGCCATAGGAGCAACCTGACCGACAACGCCTGCGACGTTCTTAATGGTCTTCATAATGTCGTCCCAGCCTCCACCGACAAGACGCTTAACGTCCGAGTGAGCCATACCGGGTTGAGACTTGGCAGACAACACATCAGAACGAGACAGAATTGCCGTGTAAGTCTGACTGGTTCCACGTTCCAGCACGAATACACCGCTATTCATGGTAATCAAGCAGATTTCAAGATCGTTGGGCTGGAATGCCTCGTTGGAGTAGTTCTCAATATCCAACTGAAATTGAAGTTGGAATTGACCGATGCTGCCGGCTGAAAAGACGTCATCTAATTCAATGTGATTTCCCATCTCAAGGCACAGAACAGAGCCGACAAGAGGAATCTCGTTGTAGCCCTCGGGATATTTGCCAAGAGCGCCACCAACAGCCGCAACGCCTTTAAATTCACTCCACGTAGAATTGGAACCTGATTCAACAGACATGCGCCACAAATCCCACTGCGTAGCAGACGATAAGAGACCCGCCTTGTTGTTGAAATTTACAACTATCTTGCTGATGGGGAGGAAGTGATCGGAGTCATAGAGAGTCTGTTTGGAGATTTGTTTGCGAACACAGATAATCAACTTATCGGGAATGCTGTTGAGAGAGATGGACTGGGAATTGATAGAGGTGTATTTGCTGGGAGTGATGATTCCGGTATTGGCATCCTTGGTGGCAGCCTTAACCAGTTCTCCAATAGGAGATAAATAACGCGGAAATTCAGCAAATGGGACACAATTGCGCGCACTGACAAGGTCTGAAGGTTGACGAGTGTAATACTGGATAAACAACTGGCTTTCAGCAATGTCGGTAAGAGAGCATTTAAGATCGGCAAAGGCGGGGTTGGGGGTGGTTCCGGGAGCGCCACCGACACCATAATCAGAGGCAAGGAAGGCAGACTGGGCGGAACGGAGGATACGCGAAGTATCCGAAGCCAAGTTAAAAACGCAATTTAGAACCTGAATTCCGTAGAAACCTTGGTTGTTGCTCTTCGGGTCGCACCAAATTAGGGGTGAGAGCATAAATGGCTCAATAGTTTCAAATTTAATTACGATAGTGCGGTCAACACTGGTGGGGGCAGAGGTGAGGTAGGGGGTGTTGCCGGTGATGGAAAGAACACGGAAAGTGCCGCGTGGCTGGAAGTCCTGGTCGTGAGCGACATCGTTCCAAGCACCAAGAGGGCTGTTATTAGCACCAAGAGAATCCTGGTAAGCGTAATAAGAGTCATACATGGTAGGGCAGGCGTTGTTGTAGCGGGCAAGATCGCGCCTGTCGTTGAAGCGGAGCAACTGGAACAATACGTCTTTTTCGTTTTGTGAAATAGTATTATTGTTGATGGTAAGTTGACATGTGTTAAGAGCAGTCTGGAAGGGGAAGGGGGCAAGAGACTCGCTGAAGCCGTAATTGACGGCGAGGGTTCCGTTGGGCGTAGTTCCCTGGACGAATTTCGCAACAATGGTAATCTCCATAACATTCCTTATCATAATACGTCTTGCGAGAAGTGTGCTCTCCGAAGGGGTCTGAATATTAAAAGTAATACTGGAAGTGCTCTTGGAAATAGCATTGTATTTGGAGGGGGTAATGTTCTGCGCGCCGGCGACCACCGCGTAGCGGACGGAGTCGGTGGTATTGAGAACGTCGTAAAGGACTTTGACCTTGCTGAAATCGCTGGAAGACATTTGGGCGTTTTATAATATTGACGGAGAAGAAAATATTATAAAATTGTCGCTAAATAACTTATGATGAAATATTGTTAAATGCCTTCTTTCTAAACATTACCTTCAGATGCGCGCCGCAACCATTCTGAAGATAAAAGTCATGGTAGTATCCGTATACATCCACCCATTGAACTTGAATCTGAATTGCGGATGCTGGCTGATTTCCCTGAAGATCCAAAAGGCGGTATTCGGCGGTTGGTTCGTAAATGATGTTCGGCAAGTATTCATCACCCCTTACTAAATTAACCACGAGGTCGGTGATTTCATTGCTAATGTTATTATTCTGTTGCCCTTGAAGTGAAACACTTCCGCTAAAGATTCTGGGGACGCCGATATTGGACGGGAGGACGGGAATCAATGATGCTAAAAAGACAATCCTCGCGATCGGACACATGGTCGGACCGGTTCCGTATTCCTGTTCCATCTCTAAAGCGTCCCACCTTTGGGTTGGACCTGGCGCTCCACCTGTTCCTGGAACGGGATAAGCACCGGGCACATACGCCGCTTTTCCCAAAACGAAGTTTTCACCCATCTTGCTATAGACTCGCATCATAAACGACTCTCCAAATGGCGAACTATAAGAATTGAAGATCCATTCAAAACTGCTAAATAGAATGTGAAGCGATGGGTTGAAGAAGAGGTTGATGTCGGCGTTAGATAAAAGTTGTGGCGTTTGTGCGTTGTATGCGGGTGTATCTGCGGAGTAAGCATCAGGGAAGTTGTAGGGCGGTCCTGCTACGAATGTTCCCGCAGGGGTTCCACCTTGATTAAAGAGTTTATACGGGGATACAAATGTCGCTTTACATGTTGAGTCGTCCCATCTAAAGAATGGCGGATTGTCTACATCAAACTCCGGATTGGCTGTTTGGAATGCTACTCCACCAGCGGCGGTGGCGACGGAATCAAAGAGGGTTTTATAACATTTTGCTAAAGCGGCGTTCAACATAGAGATCCACTGACCCCATGATTGAACCCAGTAGTATTGACTGGTCGCCTGTTCTAAAGTCATCCCGGCGGCTGAAAATATAGGAGGGCGAAGGGTGTTGTTCTCATTCACACCGACATTGCTTCTGTGCGGGATATAGTATACAGGAGAATTGGCGATGACGGGAATACCAGCATTAACGGCGGCGTTCTGAAATGCCAGAGTAATTAGGTAGGTTGTCTTATTGGGAAAGTTGGCATCGTTTGGTTGTTGTATGTCTATCTGTGGGAGGAAGATGGGTAATGATCCGGCAGTATCTAAACTGAACCGGACGATACTCATGAAGTAGTCTGACGGAACATCAAGCAAGTTGGAGGAACGAACTTCTGTGAATTGGAGTTTAGCGGGAGGGACTCCTAAACCGCCGATCTGTTCGTTCGCAACATCAAGGTTGTAATACACTTGGGTAGGTGAGGAGATGTTTGACATTCTTGTATAATGTATGCCAAGATTAAATTATCGCTAAATAATCTAATTCTGATACTATATTTAAGCGTTTTTGCGCGAATATTCACATTATTCACGTAATAATGTAATATATATAGGTAATAATCTAATATATTCACATTATTCGGGTAATAATTTTAAAATTATTCCTGTAATAATACAAATACGAGTCAATTATTTACATTATTCAGGTAATAATGTAAAAAAGTGTGTAATAATGTAGTTTGCGGCACATGTTCGCGTTTATTTTCTCCATAGTATAGTAATAATGACTAAAACAGAAGAAGCACAAGCCAAAAGGCGTGCTGACTACTATAAGCATCACGCAGTATTAGAAGAGATCTATCAAGCGCTCCGCCCATCAGGTCCATTGGCGAAGTGTTGGATCAATTGTCCCTGCGGGACAGAAGTGTCCTATCGCAAGATCAAACAGCATATCCTGTGTAAGAAGCATTGCGCCGTATGCGGGGATACTCCATCAGTGTCGCAGTTCCTTTAGTTTCATTGGCAGCACGATATTAAGCGATACATTGGTCCGATTGCCAGCAAGACCGCCCACCAAACAGCACCACTCATCAGGACCGCTAAACAATCCGCTAATGAATGACGCCAAGATGAACTCACCATTCGTCATATAATATCCCTTCCTGTCCTCCAGAATGTGCTTGCCAGAGTAAGATCCAGTTTGCCTAACAGCATAGCGTTTAGTTTTAATAAACATGTCAGCCACATCCGCCGCACCTTTCTTAATCACACGATCATAGTCCGCCTCCGTAATCTGGTTGCTTGAGTTTGTCGCCTCCGGGCTGTCCGCAAAGTAGAAACCATTATGTGTAAGCACTACACCCTTCTTCAGTCTGGGGTTCGTAATCGTCTTAATCTTCTCCATCCACTCCGCCGCTTTATTCCATCCGTCAACCATTTTTATTAGTATATACTATATACTGATAAAACAAATCTTTCTAAACCCTTTTATTAATATATTAAATAACTAATATATCAATATTGCTAAATACCGGCAGTCCGTTTTGATCGGACGACCTCGGAGTTATGAGCCCCGCGCGCTTCCCCTGCGCCATGCCGGTCAATGAAAGGTTGGAATGAGTTTTGTTGTAATTTGCGCTAAAGGTTTGGACTCATTCAATATCTGCGGAGATAATAATTTTCTCTTTGTGGCGAGCGTGGCGAGTGGCGACGCTTTTTTGGGTTGGTATGATTCTGTGATTCTCCTAACTCATCTAACAAAGTCGTTAGGAAGTTAGACGTGTTAGGTCATTTCGCGTTTTCATTTCAACCTAAAAACCATCACCACATCACCACGTCGCCACACTTTTTAATTAATAGGGATAAAACTCTTCGGCTGCCTTGGTTGCTAATTCTTTAACCTTTGCTGTATAATCTTTTACATTGTCAGTTCCTAAACTCTTATAATACCCTTGAAGAACGTTCTTATGCTGTGCGTTCTCCATCAGATTTTTAAAAGCATAATCCACCCTTGAAGCAACCATCTTTGCCCTTTGCTTGTCTACATCTATTACACGCTGTCGCTTATTGATGTCTGCTTGTTCGGCAGGAGTCCATACCTTGTGAGCGCTCACAGGTGGTTTACCAACGACGCTTTGAATACCTGATTTAATGTCATCAAAGATTCCATTACCATACAACGGAGAACGTGGTTGAAACATAATATCATCCTCCATGGGTTCTCTATCTTTTGGAACGAGCATATTATCAAAGTCCATAGAGTCTCCTCCTCTCAATAAAGGATTGCGTTTCGGATCAGTCCTGTAGAATTGTGAGTTCGCCATCATTCCTGCTCCTCGCAGGTGATAAAAAGGATTTGACATTCCACCGATGAATACTGGATTTGCGAGAATATGTTGCTTATACTTATCATAACCGGGGATAAAATCCATCGCACTTGACGGATAATACTTATACGATTTGCGAACCTCGGTGGGATTGTCGTAGCGTCCTTGGAGTAGGTATAGCGGATCGCCGTCAGCATAGATGCGGTGATTCTTCTGGGACAGAGCGACATTCGGAATATCATCCGTCTCAATGGCTGGGTTATATGTTCGCGCTTCCTTCACCATGCCCTTCTTGATAAGTTCATCTATAAGTGTTCCTCCGAGAGAATGCCCCGTCGCATAGTAGGTAAACGCCGACAATGGATATTCTTGCTGGAATTTGGCAATCTCCGCAATGTCTTCCTTGAACCGCTGTGAATCGGGAATGACATTGAATGCGGTGCTGAACCAGGCGCGAAAATCACGGAAGTCCGCTGTGCCTCGCACACCGATCACCATCACATTCTCGCCGTCCTTCTGATAGATGACGAGCGTGGGTGATTTGAATTTAAGAGTGTATCCTGGAATGCCTTCCATCTCATCACTGGTGCCTTTATATGAGTTGTCGGCAATGGTTTTCAAAATAGACTTGTCTGGTAATCCTTCAGAGGATGTTGAACCGGGTGGAGCAGGTTTAGGTCCGTCTACAATCAATTTAGGATAATCTCGTAGAGTGCGACCCCATGATGTAATAGTATCCCAGAATCCCTCACCCTGTAAACGTTGCTGTTTTTTACTTCGTCGTCGGGGCATATTGCTAAATGCGATCTGTATATTATACGGCGAGAATTAAATAAAAAAATATAACCCTATTGTATAAAATGTCAATCAGCAACATTCTCAAAGACGGAGTAATAATTCCAGGCGTGCTCCCTAATCCTTATCCATTCCCCGCATCAGTATCAGGTCTCGGAGCAGTTCTCGCAGTCAGCGGTAATGGTGGAAATCCAGTTGGCGGTGCTCCACAATCAATGACGAATGTCGGCAATATTGGTTGCTCCAACATCGTAGCACCATTCGGCGCAATCCAATCATTAGGAGCATCTCTAATTGAAGATGCGGGAGGGTTAGGCGATCTCGCAATCCTTCCAGCCAATAATCTAACACTCAAAGGCGCGCAAACAAAAGGGAACATATTGGTTGGTGATGGAACTTCTTCAGTAGGTCTTCCAGTGGGAGCAAATACATACATTCTTTCGGCAAACTCTACTACTACTACTGGTTTGGAATGGGTTGTTTCTACAACAGGACCGGTAGGACCGCAGGGAGCAACAGGAGCAACAGGACCGCAGGGAGCAACAGGAGCAACAGGACCACAAGGAGCAACAGGACCGCAGGGACCAACAGGACCACAAGGAGCAACAGGAGCAACAGGACCACAGGGACCAACAGGACCGCAGGGTATTCCAACTATAATCACACCAGGAGCAAATATAGGTGTGGCGGGAACATCTTCCGCTCCTATCGTATCTGTGTTAAATCCACTCACAAGCACACTCAATCTCGGCACTCAAAACATGACAGGAACAACAAGTAATATCACCCTCTCAAGCGGGACAAATCAAGCAAACGTGAATGGAAATCTGGGTTTTACTTCTGTAGTCCAAGCAACCCCTACGACGAAGGCAAACCTCTTCAATACAGGTATTAGTATTGAAACCGCCGCTAATAAAGTAGCAATTACCTCTACCTCTATCCTTAAATCAGTCGGGGGGGCAACATTAACGATTGGGTCTAATATTGCTCCATTATCGCTTCTCGGAAATGGGGCGGCAGCGGACG